TTCGACCGCATCATGTCCCGCCAACGCTCGCAACCTCGCATGCGTGGCCTCGGCTCTTCTGCCGTTCCTCCCCTGGGCTCTGGCCAGGGCTTCAACCGCAACTTCCTCGGCCCCTGAAAGGACCTCCCATGGCATACCGCAAACACTCTCCCGTCAAAACCAAAAACGTCGGCATCTCCCGTACCGTCCAGGCCGATTCTCCCGGCACTGACGTCTCCTCCATCATGGCCCGGTTCCAACAGACCGGCCTTCTACCCGACGCCACAGGCCGTACACCGCTCTATGGCGACTTCTCTGAAGCTCGGGACCTCCACCATCACCTCACCGAAGCAACGCGCGCACAGGAAGACTTCATGGCTCTCCCGTCAATCGTACGCGCTGCAGCCTCCAACGATCCCGTCGAACTACTCAATATGCTCAACACCCCCGAAGGGTGTGACCAACTACGCGCAGCCGGCCTAGATATACCGGAACGCGACCCCTCAAAGGAGTCCGACACTACGACTCCTCCCCCATCCAAAGCCCCTTTGGCGGCGCCGCCCGCGGAATCCGATTCCGATGACTGAGTACAACCCACCTTCTAGTATTACTTGTACTCACTGACACGAACTAAAAAAGGATGGGCTAAACTCTTGAAAACCCTACAGAATATCGGTCCCTCGATATTGTCTCTTTCTCTCTCTCCGATCTACTCTACAATCCACCCCTGTGAAGCCGCTATGGCTCACCTCACACGCCTCGTAAAGGAGCTACCATGCCTCGACGCAGACGCCTCACACGACGGTCTTCCCGACGGGTATCACGTCGCGGTCGAAAAACGAACCGGCGAAATAACCGTGCACGTCCCATGCGTGGTGGCTGGCGACTCTGATCCATGCCCTGTACACGCCCCGTCAAAGCCTACCGTTCCCCCAACGGTAAAATCTCTCTAAAACTATCGGACACTTACACCGACCTCGACTACTCCATCATCGAAGTCAACTGCATGCGCTGCTTCGACTGCCGCATGCGCCATGCTTCCGGCTGGACCACCCGTATGGTCCACGAAGCTTCCCTACACACCCATCCTCTCTCTCACCCGGACGCAGGAGCCCCCAACAATGCCTTCGTTACTCTCACGTACGATGAGGCTTCTCTACCGGAAGATCGCGGCCTCAACGTCCGCGACATGCAACTATTCTTTAAGCGCCTACGACGCTCCGGGCTTACTTTCTCTTACCTCTACTGTGGGGAATACGGCTCGCTGCGCGGCCGCCCCCACTATCACGTCATCTTCTTCGGCCAGGACTTCTCCCACGACCGCGAATACCGCGGAAAAAACGCCAAAGGCTTCCCTATCTGGCACTCTCAAACCCTGTCTGACGAATGGCCCTACGGTTTCCACGAAATCGGCGAATTCGCCCCCCAAAACGCCGCCTACACCGCTCAATACACCCTGAAGAAGCAAAACGACCTAGACGACCCCTCCTCACTCTTCCGCTACGACGCGGATGAGGAATACGGCTGGTCTGTTCTCCCCCCGTTCGTTCTCACCTCCAAAAACCCAGCCATCGCCAAAAACTGGATCAAAGCCAACTGGCGCGACGTCTACCCCATCGACCGCGTGATCCTCAACGGCCGCGAGGTCCGCCCTCCCCGCTTCTATGACCGATGGATGGAAAAACACCAGGCCTCCGTCTGGAACACCGTCAAACTCAACCGCTGGCACCATGCCGAGGACAACCAACCCGAATGGCGCCGCCTACGCGACCGTGAGGCTATCCAGACCTCCAAAATAAAGGCTTCTACCCGTGACCCCCATCCTTAACTGGCCTACAATCTCACTCCTTCTCACCGCCCTCGCTGCTGAAGCTCTCATCGATTGGATACTTCTCACATGCTCCTAAACGTCTACACAGTCTACGACGCCAAAGCCGAGGCCTACCTCCAATCCTTCTTCGCTGTCAACGAAGCCGTCGCAACCCGCGACTTCTCTTCCGCCGCCAACGATCCCAAACACCCCTTCTGCCTCCACGCAGAAGACTTCACGCTATTCCAAATTGGCGTATGGGATCCCTGGACCGGCTCCATCGAATCAATTGACGGCAACCCGATCGCCAAAGCGATCGAACTGAGGAAACCTGATGCCCATCAATAGACAATCCGGATCCCAAACAAAAACACGTTCACACGACTTCTCCAGAATTCCCGGACAGTCTCTACCCCGCTCCACATTCAACAGATCCTCAGGCCTCAAAACTACCTTCGATTCGGGATTCCTCGTCCCGATCTATAACGACGAAATTATCCCCGGGGATACCGTTTCGCTCTCCCTGTCAACCTTCGCCAGAATGGCGACTCCCCTGCACGCCGTAATGGACAACCTCCACCTGGACCTATTCTTCTTCTTCGTTCCCCACCGCCTCGTGTGGGACAACTGGCAGAAGTTCATGGGCGAACAGGATAACCCTGGCGACTCCATCGACTTCCAAATCCCCCAGGCCTTCTCCCCCTCAACTACCGGCATACTCAACGGCTCTCTGCAGGACTACTACGGCCTACCCACGCAAATTGCCGAAACCTTCTCCTACTCCAACCTACCGTTCCGCGGCTACAATCTGATCTTCAACGATTGGTTCCGCGACGAAAACCTAACGGACTCTCTCGTCGTCGATACTGACGACGGTCCCGATAACGAATCCGACTACACAATACAGCGTCGCCTAAAACGGCACGACTACTTCTCTTCCTGTCTTCCTTTTAGACAGAAGGGCCCGGACTCCGTATTCAACCTGGGCGAATCCGCCCCTCTGCTTGGTGGCGCCTCCATGGTTGGCGGCTCTCAGCCCCCCACCTGGTTCAACGACGAAGGAGTTGGTGGCGCCTCATCCCAACAGCCTATCTCTCAATCCAACATCTCTGATCCAGACGTCGAATTCGACGGCTGGGTCAACGGCCAAACCGAAGGCCCCCTTAAATGGGGCTCTCCACAGGCATACGCCGACCTCACGCAAGAATTCGTCGGCACTGGCCTCGGTCTCCCTCGCGCTGACCTAACAGCTATCCAGGGCGTTACCGTAAACGACCTCCGCGACTCCATCACTATCCAACAATTCCACGAACGCGACGCCAGAGGCGGATCCCGGTACACGGAATCCACAAAAAGTCACTTCGGAATTTCCTCCAGCGACGCACGACTTAACCGCCCCGAATATCTGGGTGGCGGTCACTCCGTCATCATGGTCAACCCCATCGCTAACACTACTGCCGACTCCCAAGGCCCTGAAGACTTCTTCCTGGGCGACATCGGCTCCTACGTAACCGACGCCTATCACGGCCGCGGTTTCGTCAAAACCTTCTCCGAACACGGCACTATCATCGGCCTCGCCTGCATCCGCGCAGACCTCAACTATCAGCAAGGCCTACACAAAAAATGGACACGCTCCAGCCGTTTCGACTTCTATTTTCCCACCTTCGCCAATCTCGGGGAACAACCCGTGAAGAATTCCGAAATCTTCATGGACGAAGACCCCGCTACCCGGGAACTAACATTTGGTTTCCAGGAAAGATTCGCCGAATACCGCTACGGCGTCTCAACTATCACTGGCCAAATGCGCTCTAACTTCGCTCAATCGCTCGACACCTGGCACCTGGCCCAGGAGTTCGACGAACAACCTCTACTCAACGACTCCTTCATCCGCGAGGATCCTCCCATCGACCGCATCATTGCGGTCCCCTCTGAACCTGACTGGCTCTTCGATGCCTGGTTCCAGGTCAAACACACCCGCGTAATGCCTACCTTCTCCGTACCCGGACTTAACCGCCTCTAATGGCTGCCGCTGCTTTCGCAGGCGGCATCCCCGCCCTCATCGGCTCCGGCATAACAGCCGGCGTCTCTTCCTCCGAAGCCAAAAAGGCTCGGGCGTTCCAAAAATATATGGTGGAACACGCCTACCAAATGACGATGGCCGACATGCGTGCAGCGGGGCTCAACCCCCTGCTCGCCTACAAACAGGGTCCTACTGCTATGTCTGGCACTGTCCAGGCCCACGTCCCCGACTTCGGGCAGGCCCTCTCCTCCGGCGCGCAAGCCGCCGCGGCCTCCAAACAGGCCGAAACGAAAAAAGGTCTCGCTGGCGCCCAAGGCCGCCTACTTAACGCTCAGGAAATGTCTGCCAATTCCGCGAAAGACCTCAACATCATCAACGCCGAACATACCCGGCTCACCAACATCCCCCTCCTGGCTGACGAAGCTCGGCACCAGGAGACTCAACGCTTCAACGAATCCGACGACGGTCGATTCCTCAACTTCTACGAAAACTACGGGCGCTCTACTCGCGACCTCTCGTCCGCCGCCGGTTCTCTCGGCGGCATGCTCCGCGGTCCCGCCAAAAAGCAATGGGACAAATACATGGCTCGCCAGGCCGCCAAAATCGGCCCCACCGCCAAAGGCGTCGGCTCGAGCTCCAACACTGCCTTCGACCGCATCATGTCCCGCCAACGCTCGCAACCTCGCATGCGTGGCCTCGGCTCTTCTGCCGTTCCTCCCCTGGGCTCTGGCCAGGGCTTCAACCGCAACTTCCTCGGCCCCTGAAAGGACCTCCCATGGCATACCGCAAAC